TTCAGAGATGCAAAATTGTGCTATCCTTCTATAAAGGAGTTTCTATTGAATACACTAAATCCTGATGTTTTTATAAGTTCATGGACTGATTCGAAAAACATAGTTCCATCTTCTTGGTTTGGAGTAACACCACAGGATGATTCAAATATTGATGAGATATTAGAGATGTATGCACCCATAAGTTTTCAAGCGGACTGCTTCACCGAATTTTCTAAGCAATTTCTTGAAAGAGAGGTGGGATTACTCGACTCGAGAATAGACCAAGATTCACAAACTAAAACCTTGAATATTTTTTCTATGTGGTATAAAAAATTCTCAGCCAATAAACTAAGAGAAGAATGGGAGACAAAAAATAGTTTCAGGTATGATGTAGTTATAGGTAGTAGATTCGATCTTCAGTTTCTCGAGAATCCAAACATTCAAAAAATAAACGAGGGAATAATAAAAATACCACACGGTTTTGATTGGTGTGGTGGTGTGGGTGATCTTTTTGTTTATGGTGATTCTTCAACAATGTCTAAATATTATGATCTATATGAAAAAATGCATTACTATCGATTGGCTGAAAATATTTCACCTACACCAGAAATAATACACAAACATCATATAGAAAGGTGCGGTCTCGCATTAGAAAGGTGGATACTCCGATATCAACTAAGAGGTGTTAACGTTTGGGAGAATACGGTTACAAAAATTTGAAAGAAATTTCACATATCAATTATCTAGTTCTAAAAATATTTCCCAATTAATTTGGAACTTTTCTGGAAATATTTATATATTTGTATTCTAAACAAAAACAAATATGACAGAAATTCTTCAACTCATTTTGGAATGGTCCTGGGTGACTATTCCAATCCTCATGGTAGTATTCTACAAGTTTATACTACGGGTCTTTTTCGGTATGGTTATTATACCTGAAGACAAAATTGGTCTAGTCACCAAAAAATTTGTACTCTGGGGCGCAAATAAATCTCTACCTGATGGTAAGATTATCGCCCTGAACAATGAACCAGGATTTCAAGCCGATACACTAGCTCCTGGTCTTTACTGGGGTTACTGGATTTGGCAGTATGAAATCAATCAAGCACCTTTAGTAGTAATCCCAAAGGGAAAAATGGGTCTTATCTCGGCTAAAGACGGTGTTCAACTACCAAAAGGAGCTATCTTAGCTAGGCACGTGGATTGTGATGATTATCAAGATGCTAGAGCTTTTCTTACAAAAGGTGGCCAGCGAGGAAAGCAAGTTGGATATCTTAACAATGGTGTATATCGTGTAAACACACATCTTTTTGAGATTTTTCTCACCGATATTACATCTATTGAAGATGGTATGGTAGGTGTAGTAACTGCGCTTGACGGGGTGCCCCTCGAAGTAGGTTCTATCGCGGGTTCCATTGTTGAATCTCACAATAACTTCCAAGATTTTGATAAGTTCCTATCCAAGGGTGGTCAAAGAGGTCTTCAAATCCAAGTTATCCAAGCAGGTCTCTATTCACTGAACCCCTGGGCAGTTGAGATTGAAAAAGCAGCGATGACTTCTATTCCGATTGGTCACGTTGGTGTGGTAATCTCTTACGTTGGTGAAGAAGGTGAAGATACTACTGGTGATGGTTTTAAGCACGGTAATATCGTAAAACGTGGCCAGAAAGGTGTTTGGGCTTCGGTCTTGGATCCAGGGAAATACGCAATCAATCCCTACACACAGAAAATTGAAATCGTTCCTACTACAAATCTTGTTCTTAACTGGGCTACTGCTCGTAACGAATCACACAATCTAGATAAAAACTTGAGTACAATTACTGTCCGCTCTCAAGATGGTTTCCCATTCAATCTAGATGTTTCACAGATTATTCACGTTCCATCTACTGAGGCGCCCAAAGTAATCGCTAGGTTTGGATCAATGTCTAATCTTGTATCCCAAGTTCTTGAGCCAACTATCGGTAACTACTTTAGAAACTCAGCTCAAGATTCAGATGTGATCTCATTTCTCTCAACACGTCAGCAACGTCAAAACGCGGCGAAAGAAAAAATCAGTCAAGTTCTAGAAGAATACAACGTTCACGCGGTAGATACACTTATTGGTGATATTGTACCACCTAGTGAACTTATGAAAACTCTTACGGATCGAAAGATTGCCTCTGAAGAAGAGATTACTTTTGATACTCAACGAAGAGCTCAAGATAAGCGTAAAACTCTTGAATCAGCAAAAGCTCTAGCAAACATGCAGGATCAAATGGTAACCGCACAACAATCTGTTGAAATCTCTCAACGTAGAGCTGAAGCTAAGATCAAAGATGCTGAAGGCGCTTCACAGGCTCTTAAACTAGAAGCCGCCGCTCAAGCCGAAGCGAAAAAACTAAACGCTGACGCGCAAGCTACAGAAATCAGACTTACCGGGGATGCCGAAGCCGATAGAATCGCAGCTATCGGTAAATCAACCGCCGAGGCTTATGAAAAACAAGTTATGGCGATGGGTCAAGATAACTTCGGTAAGCTTAAAGTTACTGAAATGATTGGTGTGAATGGTATCAAAATCATTCCTGAGGTTCTTATCTCTGGTAACGGAGACTCAAGTCCAATCAACGGTCTTTTAGGTATGGAGCTCTTAAAGCAACTTTCTGAAAAGCGTCAAGAAGAAGTAGCTAAGGTATAAATAAGCTAAATTCTACTTGATTAAAGAGGGATTGAAAGTAATCAATCCCTCTTTTTTTTTGATTGACCTACTTAATAGTAAGAAGAAACTCCTCGAGTCTGGAAGGAAAATGAATCAGAAACTATAAATTTTTATTGATAAATGATGATTTAATCTTAATACAAAGATCCAATCTTTATTTGTTCCGTAAAAATTATATATAATCTATAATATGAAATATATTAAATTATTTGAAAATTGGAACAGTGAAGTTTTCTATAGGATGACACAACGACCCGAGGGGGATGGTGCCGAGGAATTTGAAATTACTCAAAGTTATAAAGAACACTTTTGGGGAAGTAGTATTGTTAGTGAATTTCTTACAAAAAAAGGTTACCCAAATCAAAGAAAGAGTGTAAATTTTATGGATGCTGTAGCATTTAGTGAATATAAAGACGTTTTTAAAAACGTATATGGCCAAAACAAATACAACATAAAAATTGATGACAACTATCACTTAGGGTGGTCCTACGAATTAGGAATAAGTGATATTTTTTACAAATTCGATATGTTGAAAAAATATTTGAATTTAACAAAGGATTCTATCACTTATCAAAAGTTAGAAAATATTGGACACCTAAATTGCCGTTTTGTGTTTAGTTACAAAAGTTATGATGAATTAGAAGAAAATGAAAAAGAAGTTTTAGAGACAATTTATGAATTTTTAGTATCTGAGTGTCTAATAGGACAAGGAACAATAGATGATCTAAAAAGTTCCCCTCTATGGAGTAGATATAAACTTTTTGGATGGACAGAAGGTAAAGTTTTATTCAGCAAATATAAAGAACCCACAATAGACAAACCAAAAGTAGATCCAACAAATAAGAAACTCACCACCGATGACTACGAATCAATGGGCGTTTCACCGGATAGAATTTCTCAATTTGTAAAATATATGGGATTAAAAATGAAAATACTCTCTAGAGATGAATTACTTACTCACTTAAGAGATTGGAGTGGTAATTAAATTATTTTTATCGAGTATCAGCTTTTTTCTATATAATAAAAAAAAACTAATATGATACTACAAGTTGGATCCATATCTGAACTAGTCAAAAGACTACAAGAATTTTTAAATATCCCGGCAGATGGAGTTTTTGGTGGAGCAACCCAGAGAGCTGTAAAGAAATGGCAAGAAGAAAATGGGTTAATTGCCGATGGTGTTGTTGGACCTCAAACTTGGAGAGCAATGGGTCTTGCTACAACCGATTCTTATGAAAGATATGATGTTGGTCAAAATGTTTTTACTTACAAAAAAAAATACCTACCAAAAGATGAATATTTTCAAGGCCCCACAAAAAAATGGTGGATATTTCTTCACCATACAGCTGGTTGGAAAATCCCTTCAATACCATAGATGGGTGGGCGGGAGACCCGAGAGGTGAAGTAGCAACCGAGTGGGTAGTAGGTGGTCAAAACATTAGAGATTTGTACGATGATTATGACGGTCAAATCGTTCAGGCATTTCCTACTGGTGGATGGGGATGGCACTTAGGAACCGGTAGAAATACTATGCATATGGAAAGTGTTGGTATAGAAATATGTAGCTTTGGTGGATTATTTTATGAAGGATATTACGTTACTCTTGAAAATCCAAGAAGAACAGTTTGGAAAAGGGGCAAAGAAAAAACTTACTATACCTACACCGGTGTTATACCCAATTCAGAGCAGATAGAATTTCTAGATAAACCTTTCCGTGGTCATATAGCTTGGCATAAATACTCTACTCGGCAAATTGAATCTACTAGACAACTCATTTTAGAGATTTCCAAAAGAGACGATATTGATCCTAAACGTGGTATTGTTCAAGAGATTGTAAAAAGAGGCGCATTTGATGCTTTTAACTTAATGGATAGAGAACTTTGCGAGAGAACTAAAGGAATGTGGTTACACACAAATGTTAGAACTGATAAAAATGATCTCTATCCTTCAAAGGAAATGGTGGATATGTTACTGAGTCTTTAATATATAGTTTTGTGAATATGGTTAGAGCATACTTAAATACCTATCTCCTCTATCACAGAGTATTGTAACTCCGTTATCTAGATCATTTTCTTCTAAAAATCTTAATGTAGCTAAAACATTAGCCGCCGCTGAAAAACCTACAAAAACACCAAACTTTCTTGAAAGTTCAAGAGTAAATTCTTTAGCTTCATCAGTTGAGATAGTTATTATACTATCCAAAACCTGAAGATCAACTAAAAATTTAGACCCATCACCTATACCTTGAATACCGTGAAGACCAGGCGTGCCACCACTCATTACTGCACTTTCTTTTGGTTCAACCGCTACGAGTTTCATACCGGTGTAGTATTCTTTGAGTAGAACTCCAGCGCCCATTATAGTTCCGCCTGTTCCTGTTCCAGAAACAAAACATGAAGGTATAAAACAATTCATACGAGATTGGTAGATTATCTCTGGTCCTGTTCCTATCTGATGAGCTTCTATATTCCAAGAGGAGTGAAATTGATTTCCATTAAACCATCCGTTTTCTCTAGAAAGTTTATCACGTAAGGCGATAGCTCCGTCAAAATCTCCCGGATCGACCTCGATAAGCTCTGCTCCGTAAGCTCGGAGCATTTTTTTTCTTTCTTCGCTCATGTTACTTGGCATCACAATCACACAACGCATTCCTCTTTCTGCGGCCATCATAGCAAAAGAAATACCAGCGTTTCCGCTGGTAGCTTCAATAATGGTATCACCCACTCTGAGTAATCCTGCCTCTTGAGCTCTGTCTAAGATATTTTTAATTGGTCTATCTTTTACCGAACCAGAAGGATTGAGATATTCTGCTTTTCCCCAGATAGTTTTTCTACTAAAATTTAGTTTAACAAGTGGTGTTGGTTTAAGAAGGTTGAAAGATTTCACTTAAAATATATATCTTTTTAGATCTTTTCAATCCAATCATTTTTACCCGGATCTTCATCATAAATTTTAAGTCTATCTTGGATAATTTGATCGGAAACTTTTCTATGGTAATCTTTCAACAAATCTTCACGTGAGCAAGTCCATCCAATTGGTGGTAGAGTAAAGTCCTCAAAGTAGGTATATCTAACCATTCCATTTAGATTCTTACCGACTTCTTTTGTTCCTTCTGGTGTGTGAGCTACGAGATTTCCATCTCCTACATGCTCTAAAGTATCATACATATTATTTATATTTTGTGGTAATTTAAAGTTTGTTGATAGATGAAAAAAAAGACAATTATTTTTTAATATATAAAAATGTAAAAAAATAAAAACACTATGAAAAATATCAAAAGTTTTGAAAGTTTCTCCAACACTGATTCTATTCACGAAGGAAAGGGTATACACCCAGCTATAAGAAAAAAACTAGTAAGTTTCTTGAAAAAGAATCCAGACGCTACTTTCAAAGAAGCTGGAAGTCACATCGCAGATCACGTTGATGGTTGGAAATTATCGAAAGATGATTTCAACGAAGCGAAAGATCTCATTTAATAATATTGACTTCAGATTCAGTTTCGATTACCACTCTTGCTCCACAACTTAAGAGTGGCTTTATCTTTCCTGCCCCACAATAAACTATTTTACTTGGTCCCAAAATCTCAACTTCATTACAGTAGATATTTTCCTTACCCCTCTTTACCGTTATGACCGGAAGATCCGTTCCACGACTTATATTCGAACGGATGTGATGTTGATTGACGTGGATTTTTGTTTTCATCCGGATATTTCAGTTAGATTACTCCAGCAAGTTTAGTATTTGTATCATCGGTTTTTATCCCCTTTTCTAACACATTTTTAATAAAATTAAGAGCATCATCATAATTATCAAATGTAGTAAGGTAGGTATATTCCCCACCATCATAATGTCTTATGGACTTCCAATAAAGTATTCCTAAAAAGGTTTTCCTTTTTTTAATCCAAAAATATGGTATTCTTTCTCTACCATATTCATCTACATATACACTTCTAAATATTCTGTAATTGTTCATAAAAAATCAGGTTTTTTGTAATACTCCCACACCTCATCTAATTGTTTTGAGTCTTTCACCCACATAATCCAATCATCTTTTTTAATTTCCTCCTCTAAAAAATCAATGTAAAATGTTTTAGGTGTAAATGGAAATCCTTTAATTTCCAAAGAACTATGAAATCGGTTTGAATTGTTGATAGCATCTTCTCGGGTCATATAAATAGGTCCAGACCAAGTTGTTCCACTAGGACATCTTTTGATAATAGCGCTATTATATGTAACCCTACCATCTTTATGTTTGAACAATCCCGTTTCTCTTTTGTTTTGATACCAAGGATCATCTGATATATTTCTAATATCTCCCCACTCTTCATCTTTACCTGTAATAGGCCCCAGTGGTTCGTAGTTAGCCAATTTATGGAATAGCGATGCTACAATCGGGGCTGAACCACCTGAGTGTCCTTGTTTTTCAAATACTTCCATTAGTTCCATAACTGCTCCTCCGATTGCTCCTCCATAATCAGAGTCCTCGTCAAAGAAACCTGCTAATTCTAATTCAAATTTTGCGTGTGATGTTGTGCTCATATTTTTTTTCAAGATTAATTTTCTGATTTCTCTAAAGTTCCATACATATTTTCATTCAACTCTTTGAGTTTGTTACCTAGCTCCAAAAGACCGTGTTCGTTCCAATATCCGTCACCCTCTTCGGGTCTAAAATAATAAAACCCATCAATATCAGGTATAAAGTAACCTATCAATTTTCCACCGTGTGTGGTGGTAATTTTATAGTTATTATTTGATAATTCGTAGTTTAACATTGGTTATTATTTTTTTATCCACTGGAATCTCAAGAACTCTGGCACCAGAAATATCAACCCACATTTTGCATACAATCAGATCCAATCCAATCATGTAACCCCTCACGTGATTATCTTTATTGAATATCTTTTTACCCACCCATTGACCATTTGGTTTTCCAACGGCAAGATATGGTTTAACCCAGATACCCAGTTCATATTCCTTTCTGAGTTTCCATACGGTGTAATTATCTATGTCCCTGTTCTTCTCCCACCTGTGTCTCAACACAAATGTCATATTAAACCACTTAGTTTTTATACTTTTAATCACAGTTTATATTTTTTTAATTGTTGGGTGTGTTTCAAGATAATTCAAATGCTTCAATAGTTAATTGAAATGGATTACCTTCCAACTTTTTTACTTCATCTAACATCATTTGAGCTACTTGTCTTGTTTCTTGTTGAGCGTCAGGTTTGATTCTTAAATTAAAAAGATGGATAAAAGCTAATAAACTACCAGTCCAAATGAAACTTGTATTTAAATTAAGTGGTAAAATTGTTCTTGCTTGTTCTTTGGACACACCAAGTTCGATTAATCTTTGGTACGCAGTTTTACAATAGTCTATGATACTGGTTTCAATTTCCGATGCTGTAAATTGATCCTCGATTACCCCTTCACTACCTTGTTTTGATGATTTTGATTGTTTCCTCCATTCATGTATTGTTGAATAAGTGTCACTAAAATCAACATATCTACCACTGATTGAATTGGCGCTTAATCCGACTTGGTGTTTGAATAATTGTCTTTCAACATAAATAGGACAAGTTATCCTGAACTGAAGTTGAGGATGTCTGAATGGAGATGTGTGTTTGTGTTTAACAAGATAATTTATTAATTTACCATCTTTTTCTTCAAGTGTTGATACCTCTTTACCATAACTAACTCTTGCAACATTAACTATCATTAAATCATTTCCGAAATGTGATAGTAGTTCTACTTTATTACTCATTTACTATAATTTTATATTTTTTAGAAATTATTTCACTGGCTTTGTTTTTAATTAACCTTCTTAGCGAAGAATTACTAAGTGGAGAAATATTTGATAATTTATTTATTGAATCCTCCTCCCAAATTTCATTTGTTAACAAATCAATAAGTTTACATTTTTTTGCGTTTTTTGTTGTTTTTCCTTTCCAATACCCCAATTTTTCTATTCTGGGGTCATCTTTTTTAGTTAAACCACTATTCCATTTTTTTGTATTTAAAAGATTTATCATTCTTTTTTTCTTATGTCCTTCATCTTCTTTTTTTCCAAACATAGGGTTCTTTTCGCCAATTTTACCAGTTCTTATTTTTTCAATCGTTTCTTCAGTATGCTTTTTACCTTTCATTTTTTCTATTCTTTTTTCGATAACTTCTTTTGTTTGTTTGGATCCTTTTTTTAATTCACTCATTCTGTTTTTTGCGTCTTCTGTATGTTTATACCCAAAAGAAGAATTAGAATTGTGTGAGTTATTAAAACCTATTTCTCTATTATAACATCCTGTCATATCCATCCAAAATTGTTCTCTGTCTTTTAACTGATAACTTTCACAAATTTCAATTATTTCAAAAACAAATTCATCTTTTCCATATAATTCCCATGCATTTTGTAAATGAGGATTTCTGTGTGTTTTTTTGTCTAAGGTATTCATATGTGTGTTCCATCTTCTTTCTATATTATTTGAAGAACCAATATAAATTTTATTATTTTTTTTACATATTATTTTATAAATTCCTGTTTTCATTTAGGTGTGCTTATTTATAAATATCTCAATTTTGACTGAACAAGACATATTCATCCAAAATAATTCTATTTTATTCATATCTTCTATATATTAAGTGTTTTTTCCAAATGTTTACTACTGCTTCAGCTCTTGGCCCTTTTATTGTTGACCAACGATTAATCCAGTGTTGTATTTCTTCTTTACTCATAACTTTCTATTGTTTCGTTGTTGTATGTCATTGTGATTAGTTTACGAGGATAAAGTGCAGTACTTCCCTTTAAGATAGGGTTTGTTTGGTCCACTTGCTCTAATACTTCTCTTTCCTCAATCTTCAATCCCCACTGACTGGCAAAATCGGGATTTTTTAGTATTTCGGCTCTAAATGTTTCCCTGTTGTGCATCATCGGTCTCACACTCATTAACTGCTCAGATAGAAGTTTCCCATTTGGATTGCCTGGAGTGAAATGGCTATCAGCATATTTTTTCCAAGCAGATTCAATCATCTGATTCATTTTTTCGTTATTCATAACTTTCTATTTTTTCGTTGTTGTATGTTTGGGTCATTTTGTTCATCCTCTGATTGTATCTTGACAAATGATCCTTCTGGTAAATCGCGGTTCATGCTGTCGATGGATATCATTCCTTGTGATCTATACACAACAACCTTTTTAGCATCGGGCTGCGATGAAAGCTGAGCATCTCCTTTTAGATCAACTACGATTCCAGTGTCTTCTTCAATAAGGAGGGACAACGCCCGCCCAAATATCAAAGCTCCGTTTAACCAATCCTGAGGATCATCTTTGTATTCTTCATCATACGGTCTTGTGTAGTTCATAACCTTATTTTATTTTTAAGTTTTTCATACTCTGGTTTAATGGACATAAAAACTATCTCATCTGCTATCATCTGTGCAAGATCGGGTGCTCCTCCCATATTATTAAATGCTATATCTTCGGCTATTGAATTAGCGAGAAAAAGTTTAACGGGCTTCATCTCGTGATTAGGAATGCTTATGTGAACATCACATCCTAGAGCTCCAGCAGGAGCGTATTCGGAAGGATTTTGACGGTAAGCCTCGATGACGATTTCCACTTCAGTTCCCCCGAAAGATCTTTTCATAAACTCGACTGCTATCTCAATAGCGGGTGGAATTTGATTCATTTTTTCGTTATTCATAACCTTCTATTTTAATAATCTTACACTCTATAACATTAGAACATTCTAACATTTCCTTTCTCCATTTTCTCAATTTTTCTATTTCGGTTGTTTCTCTATATCCTACCCTAAAATAGTCATCTCTCTCATCCAAAACCATTCCTAAGTATGTTTGGGGCCTGTTACTGTTATTTTCAAAGTGTTTTAAAATCTCATTCAAACAATCTCTACATACGATAGAAACATCTCCTGAGATAGAGCTCAAAGATGCACATACTTTTCGTTCATCACACCCATCGCATAGTTTTTCATCCCCATCAACGTGGATTAAACTTAATTTCTTAATTCGTTTACCATCTTTTTCAATTTCATTATCAGTTATCATAGTTTTAATTTTTACATTTTTGTAAATTAAAGAACAAACATCAACATAGAAATAACTACCAAAATAATCAATATAATAATGAAAAGACTACGTGAACTCTTCTCAGCTTCAGATGATTTTGTTAGGTCAAGAATAACTCCTCTATTATGTTGATACTTATAAACAATTTGATCAGTGTTTGGATCGGGAACACCATCCGGATAAGTTTGAACAATGAAAGATTTACAATTACCGGAACATTCTTCATTATAATATACCCATGATGGATCATCAAGATTTAACTGAAAAGTAGGACTTTTAACCCAAATAATTTTACTCATAATTTTAATTTTTGTTTAACGAACATTTATATCATCTTCTTCATCAAAAAGGTCTTCTCCACGATAATCCGGATGGTTTTCTTTCATAAAATCAATACCTCTAATCCAAAAATAAGATAAAATAGTAGTAGCAAAAAGAAGAATTAAGATAGCTATGGACATTGAACTTATAGTTATCAAATATCCAAAGTTTTAATATGATCTACTACTTTTTTTAGGTCATCTTTGCTGTAGTCACCCAAAAGATCTATGAAACTTTCCAGCATCAAAATAACTTCTGTACTATTATTTAAAGTAGATGTTTTAGCTACTTGTCCAGTTAGATAATCTATCGGGTAGTCCTTGTACATCGTGAGTTTTCTAAGGAGCTGCTCAGCTAAAATTTGAGGTGGGGTGGCTCCAGGATAATCTTCGTGTGTGAAAGGTACTACCCACCTTTTACAATCTTGTGGTAATCTATTAAGGTGCTTATAATTATTAATTATACCCATCATATTTGCTGAACCAATGCAGTTCGAAGAGTGTATCATAACTCTACACACAGGACTTCCTGATTTCCACTGATCGACTATCCATTTTGCTACATCAAGTCCTGTTTTTTCGGTAATATTTTCGTAGTCTATACGATAATTTTTAAGAACGTTACGATCCCATTCCCTAATAGCTGATGGTCCTAGATCGTGATCAAGAGACATCAGTCCAATGTTTTCTAGTCCGATCGCATCGACCGCTGCGATGAATTGTTCGTAATTTCTAACAACAACCCAATCCATGTGATGATTATGGGGTGTTCTCTGATCATCCAGATAAATGTTTTTCATATTTTTTTTTGTTTAACCACCTGTTTTTAGAAGAAATTGATTTGATATAGCTTTGAAAGAGACAGTTCCATCAAGACTACGGACTACTACACCTTCTCTTGGAAAGTTCGGATTAAGAACCGACGGACCTTCTGCCCATTTTAGCATATCTGATACAGTTTCCGGTAGGGTAAAATCACCCATTTGAAGAACCGGAACACTTTCAAGCCCAAGATTTTTAAGTAAATTTAAAAAATCACGAATACCAATACGCTGCCCTCTATCTATATCATATCCGGTGAAAAACTTTACTGTCTGCCCACGAAGTTTGTATGGATTTCCTTGGATACCTTCACCAATAAGCTCACCTTGTAGAGATATATTTCTACCAAGTGATCTTAACTTTTCTTCTATTTTAAGATCTCTGGTTACTTTCCAATAGGTGTTATCCTCTGTTTCTAATAGTTCAAGATTTCGTGAGCAAACACCAAATTCACCACGATTAAGATAGACCGTATAAGAAGAACCATCTAATTTTTCAGTTACGTAAAGTTGATGTTTAGAACTGAATTTTAGTTCATTGTATTCTTTTTCTAGATTCTGAACTCTTTCTTCGTCTGTTTTAGGAATAAATGATGGAAAATTACCCTTAACCTTTCCTTGTAAAGATGCAGGTATTGGTGCTTCGTATTTAACGATACCTAATTTTTCAGTAACATCCATACCTTCGTATAATCCAGATGTATCATCACCTAGAACGGTAATAGGAAGTATCAAACCTTGAGAAATTTGACCGCGTAGCCGAATAGTTTTAAGAAGAAATCCTTCCCTATCTGCCATTTTTTTATAAGATGTTCTACGTAAAAATTCAAACTCTTCTCTAATCGGTAAAAAAGAATCTATCTCGCAGTAGATAACTAGATCTCCCTGACGATATCCAACATTTTTTGCTACTACAACTTGCCATCCATCCACAAGAGCTAGTTCTATGGCATCTGCTCCTTCAATAGGCATCAGTTTTTTTATTCTTCTTAAAGTTGCTAGTTTTCTTTCCATAATTTAATTATTTAGAATGTTTATTATTTTTTGTGCTATTCCTAGCTGTTTTATTCCCTCGGTTGAAAGAGGGGTTCTTACGTAGTTTTGAAATCCCCAATCGCGCTTACCTTCACCAGAGTAATCTTTCCAAGTATTTCCCATATCAAGATCATCTACTACACAATAGTTACTAACCTCTGGATGAAGAGATAACCATTTCAAGATCTCGAAATATCTTTCTTGTTCTAGTTCATAAGTTCTTGACCATGGAAATTCTTTCGATCCTGGCAAAAAACCATCTCTTCTCCAATTCGGGTCAAAAACTGGAGTAAAATCTATGGGTCTTTTTAATATGCCATGTAACTGGTAGTATTCTCCCATCTCTTCAAGACTAGAATTTCTTCTCCAATCACTACTTACAACAATCTCGCATCCGGTTTCTTCTATTATCTGATTTAGAACTTTAATTGCACCGGAATCAAAATCATCAAATCTCCACTTGACAGGAACTCTTTCGTCATTAGCATAGGCTGTAGGAAAGAGTCTTCTCCACTGAGCTCTTTTTTTGGTTCGACTTGCCCAGTTTTTATATAGACAAATTACACCATCATGATCTAAAAATAATACCTTCATTCCTGACATATAGATTATATATTTGATTATTGGAACAAAGTTACGGATATTTTTTTAAATATTTAGTTTTTTTTTGAATTAGTGGGAGTTACATTTCCATTCGGCATGCCAATGTGAGTATCTGTAGTGGTTTTGACTATGGTTATTGGCTGTACGTATTTTTTTATATTAGAAACCATTTGATTACCCATAGTACAACCACAAATACCACTTCCACCATTTGCTGGGTTACAAGGACATATGACCGCATAAGGAACTTCATCAGGTTCTGAACTTATACTGAATCCACCTGGATAATTTTTTTCCCAACTTTGAGTATTTTCATCGTGTGGAATAGAATTATCATCTCGAATTCTTTCCAGAGCATCCAATTGTTTTTTGAATGATTTTCTTTCGGTTTCTAGTGCCAAAATATCACTATCAAGTGATTTGATGTGTGATTTGATATCACTAATTGCTCTTTCAATCTTGTTCATATTATTTGTTTTATTAATTTTGTAAAACCCGATACCGGCAACTTCTTCCCAGAGTTGTGTCATCGTTGTTCGAATAGAATCTTGTTCGTTTCGATCTAAAAGACCGAAATCATGTCTATATCGCATGGCCATGGAGTCAATTAATTTTGGATCTGGTTTCATAGTCAAAGAGGTTTCCAGATTTTATATCGTAAATAAGTTCCAATGAAGGCTAATTGTTCTTTCAATTTTATATATTTTTTTAGGCGGTGATCCATGATGTTTCGCTTTTAAATTGAATACTTTCATTTCCATCATATTCTTCAATTGTGAATTCTTCACCTTCATCTATCCATGCTATTTGTAAATTTCCAACTCCACCGGTATAGACATCCGAATAAGT